CTCGCGCCGATCGAGACGCTCGCGGGAAACCGCACATCGTGAAACGCCATGGTGTTTGAACCCTTATTCACCTCTCCCCTTGGGGGAGAGGTCGCCCGCCATCGCCCCGCGGGGGCGACGGCGCGGCGGGTGAGGGGGCGCCGGAGCCAATTATCTCCTATCCCCCCTCACCCCGGCCCTCTCCCCACAGGGGAGAGGGAGTTACAAATTCCGTTGGCCGCGTCCGACCGCGCGCGAGAGCATGGCGGCGATCTGGCCTTCCGAGCGCCGGAAGCTTTGGGCGTCCGGCGTGGTCACGTTGAAGGTCACGTTGACGGCCTGCCCGCCGCCATCGCTGCGCACGCCGAGCCGTCCATCCCGCCCACGGGCAAGCGGCAGGATCGCTTCCGGCCCCGCCTCTCCGGCAAGCCCGCGGCGACCGCCGAGCGGAAACGTCATCGGCGATGAGATCACGCCGCCTTGCGCAAACGGGACCGGTAGCGGCGGCACCAGCCCTGCCCCACCGAGCAGCTGGGTCAGGCTATTGCCGAAGGCTTTGCTGATCGGCGAGAGCGCCGCCTCCAGCGTGTTCTGGGACAGCGAGAAAGCCAGCGATTTGAGCACGTCCGACAGCGCCCGGCCTTTTAGCGAGGCATCGGTGAACGCGCGCGTCAGATTATTGGCGAAGCTGTTGCTGAGGCGGCTTGCGTCCGACAGCGCGCTGCGCAACGGCGCGATGTCGCCGCCGATGACCACATAGATGCCTTCGCTATTGTCGACCATGACGTTCCCTCGCTTGTCATCGCCCGGCTCGACCGGGCGATCCATTCCGTTGGCACTTCAGCCGGTTGAATCGAAGCGGCATGGATGCCCGGATCAAGTCCGGGCATGACGGGGTCAAGTATCGGGATAAGCCCCCATCATCGTCGCGAGGTCCGCCCGCGACATCGGATGCGACGACGCGACGCCGAATGCGCCGCGCAGCGCCGCGTCGAGCTCGCGCGGCGTCATCGCCCAGAACACCTGCGGTGCAAGCCGCAAGCTGCCCAGCCCCGCCGCCATCGCCTCAGCCCAAGGAAACGGCTCGCGTGGCGTGGCCGCCCTTACGCCGCCGTCTCCTCGCCGAAAGGGCCATCTGCCCCCTGCGCCAAGGCTGCCGTGAAGGTGGCGGCGAGCAGCCGCGCCACGATGTCGACGAAGCCGGCCGCACCACACTCAGACCGCATCCCGGCGACGGCGTTGTCGTCGATGTCGTAACCGGCACCCCTGAGCCCGGCGCCGATCATGCGGATGGCGTCGTTGGCGGCGATGCGTCCCGCCTCGAAGCGCTCGGCCACCGCCAGCATGTCGTCCTCGCCGAAGGCATGCTCAAGCTCGGCGAGCGCGCCGAGCGTGAGGCACAGCCGATAGCTTTTACCGTCGAGTTGGGCCTCGATCTCGCCCCTATGCCGATTGACCATGTGTGTCCTCCTTGGTCACCCCTTCGCAGGCACCTCGTCATTCCGGCGCAGGCCGGAATCCAGTGCGCGAAGCGCTAAAAACAGTCTGGACCCGGCTTTCGCCGGGGTGACGGAATCGTTGGACTAAGCGGCGGTGAAGCTCAGAGCGCCGGCGGACTCTAGGCTGAGCTCGAAGCTCACCTCGCCGTCATGCTGGCCGCCATATTCGAGCGTCGCGATCTGGAACGCGCCCTCGACCGTGCCGAAATCCGGCACGATCACCTGCCAATCGCGCACCGTGCCGGCGAAGAAATACTGGCGCAGCGTCTCGTCGGACGCCGCGTCCTTGAAGATGCCGCTGCCGCTCACCCGCGCCGTCTTGATGCCGGCGCCTTCCAGAAGCTCGCGCCAGCGTCCTGCCGACTCCTGATCGGTGACATCGACCGAGGCCGCGTTGAAGGCGAGCGTCCGCGCCCGCAAGCCTGCGACCGTCGCGAAGCTCCCTGCCCCGTCGCTATCGACCTTGAGCAGGAGATCCTTACCCTTTTGCGCCGTCATGCTTGGTCCTCACATCCAGAAAAATCAAAAGTCAGACAAACAAAAAGGGCGGCCGAAGCCGCCCTGAAATTCCCATCGTGACTGGCGCCCGCGCCTACCGGCCGATGTGCGCCTCGACCATCTTGCGCAGCTCAACGCGGTCCCGCGTGGAGACGCCGATCAGCTCGGCCACGCGCCATACGAGGTTCGACTCGAACTCGTCGACGACGCCGTCGGCCATCACCACCTCCCACAGCATCTCGACGATGCGCTTGCGGCCGTCTTGATCGAGCTCGCGGCACAACACGCTGGTGAAGCGGTAAAGGTCGACCGCATCGCGCTCACGCGCCGCCGCGTCCTCAAACAAGTCGCGCACCTCGCGCGGCTCCAGGTCGAACCGCGTCTGCAGCAGCGCCTTGACCTTGCGCTTTTCGTCCGCGTCGAAAGTGCCGTCGATCGTGCCGGCGGTGATCAGCAGCGCGCCAGAGGCGAGCCGCAGCTCCTCCTCCCGCAAATTGCCCGCGCGCGAGGCGTCGGCATCAACGCCCTCGACAAGATCCTTGAGCTTGGTCCACAGCGACATCGGGGCTCCCTCGGTTCCGCGCTAAAAGCGGCGAAGCGCCCCCTATAGCGCAGCCGGGCCCACCCGCGCGAGTCCCGGCAGACCCAAAAAAGCAATGGCCGGACGCGAAGCCCGGCCAAAACTCAAAGACTGAAAGTGCGGTTGAGAGGCTTAAGCCGCCACCTGCTGCGCCGGCTCGGTCACGGCGCGATAGCGCACGATGCCATGCAAGGTCTCGCGATCGGCATCGAGCCGCGCCTCGGTGAACTCATGGCGGAGATTGATCAGATAATGGTCTTCGAGGGTGAGCGCCTGATTATGCAGCACCATTCGGATCACCTCGATGATCTCATGGACCTCTTTGCTACCGCCAGCGCGCGACCACACATGCAGCGTCAGGCTGTGCTCAAGGCCGTCCTCAGTGCCCGTGCTCCAATCCAGGTCCACGGTCTGGCCAAGGGTGATGTAGGGAAAGTCCGCTGCCGGTGGCGCATCGCTATAGATGCGGTCGCCGCCAAGCAGCGACGTCAACTCAGCCGAGCCCGCCAGGGCTTGGTAGATGCTGCGCTGGAGCGCCCAACTTGCTGCGGTCATGACAGGTCTCCACTAACGTTCGTTAACCAACATGTAGGTACCGAAGCACCGCACGCAAAGCCCCCCATCACGACAATGCGATCAGACCTCGCCGCGCGGCTCCTTGAAAGAGGCCGCCACAATCTTTCTGAGACTTTGCTTAATGCGAGGTAAACGCGCGCGGAACGCGGGGTACAGCCACGGCGCGGCGCGCTGCCGCACCGTGCCGTATTCCACAAAACGCCCCGCCCGATGCGCGGTGCCGACCGCATAGGCGGCCCTGTCTCCATGGCTTGCGTCTCTGACTTCGACCGTGGCCCCGAGCCTGCCCGGCGCATTTCGCGCCGCGTCCTCGGCAACCAAGTCCGCCTCGCGCCGCAAAATATCGCTCACCGCGTTCGGCAAACCCCGCGCCTCGAGCCGGCGCCGCAAGGCTTCAAGCCCTCGCACCGTCACCACGGTCACAGATCCCGCTCCTCGCAGAGACATCTGAGCCAGTGCTTGCGCTCGCCCTCGTCGATCGCCGCGAGAATGTGAAACACGCGAGCTCCTTGGCGAAAACGCATGGCGGGCGTCACCCCCGCACGGTAGCGCAGGGTGACCTCGTGGGACACGCGCCCCGCAAGCCGGCCGGCCTCGACAGCCTCCGAGCCGCCAACGGGCCGAAGCGCGGCAAAAACAGTCGCGACCGCGACCCATGTCTCGGTGAAGCCGCCGGCGCCGTCGCTGACCCGCTGCGCCTCCTCCAGCACCACACGGTGGCGGAGATCGCTCACGCGCGTCACAGCCGCACCCGGCGATACGGTTGGAGCAGGCCGGCGACCGTCGCCGGCACCTCTTGCGGACCCGCCCCGAGCACCACCGGCTCGCGCCGCTCGAACCAATGGGCCACGAGCAGCGTGACCGCGTGGCGGATCGGCGCCGGCACATCCGCTCCCGCATCGCCATAGCCCACGGTGAACGCCACCTCGAAACCGTTGAAGGCGCGCGTGACCACGGAGGGCACGGCGCCCTTGAGCACGAGCCGCGCGGGCTCCGACAAAACATCGACCGCGTAGTCGCCGGGGTCCATCACGCTCGCGCCGCCGTCCACATCATGCACCGTGACGGCGCTCACCGCCTGTACCGGCACAAGCGGCAGCGTGATGCAGCACGCTTGCGGCCAGTGATCGAGAAAATACGACCAGGTTTGGGTGACGAGCGCGATGCCCAGCGAGCGTTCCGCGAGCATCCGCGCCGCCGCGATCAGCGCGCCGATCAGCGCGTCCTCGTCTCCTGCGTCGACGCGAAGATGCGCCTTGCATCGTACAGGCATTCATCAACGCTGACGCTCACGTCCCGAAAGAGGTGAGTCTTCCACGTCCAGTCGACAGAGAGGTGGCGAGGATTCTCGAAGAGCGCCGAGACTTTCCTGTCTTGGAGGTCGTCGAAGCCATCAGCATTTTTGGCCAGCCAGAACTGTTGATAACTGACGACAAGCAGGTCGGTCTGCAGACCCTCAAGGGCATTACACAAACCGAAATGCTGTTGGCTCCCATGCCGGCTCGCACTTAGGCGTCTTGTGGGCCGAGGGCATCTTGTTCTGCGCAAGATGCCGCCCGCGTCCGGCATGCTTGTCGCACCCTACGTCTCTTACGTGCAGATCCGTGCAGACTGCCAATTCGCTGACTCACCCCTACCCCGAGCACCAATCCCGCCGCTTCGGGCATGACGTCGCCCCGCAGGCGTAGCGCTCGGCCAGGCCTTCGGCGATGGCGCCCACATCCCCCCTCGCCCAGTCAGCCAAAAGCCGCGACCACGGTTTCCATGGGGAGAAACAGGGTTCGGCTGTCGGCCGGATATTCGATGAACTCCGCGCACTTCATATAGAAACGCTTCGCCGCGTCGTCCTTGGCATGGACGAGCACCGCCGCGATGCCGATGGCCTGCGAGGCGACCGCGATGCGGCGCAGGGCGTCGGCAAGCATGTCGGCGCCAAGCCCTTTTCCCTCATGGTCTCGGTTGACCGCAAGCCGCCCGATGACGGAGACCGGAATCGTGTCCGGGGCATTGCGCCGGACCTTGCCTGGCGCAGCCGCCCGTTCGACCGCCCCCGCGGAGATGCAGAAATAGGCGACCACCCGATTGCCCTCGCAGACGACATACGTTCGCGCGAACCGGCTTTCATTTTTCAGAGCACGATGCCGTAGCCAATCGTTCAGCGCCGCTTCACCGCAGTCGAAGGCTGAGAAATCGTGTTCGGCGGTGAGGGGAACGGGGGCCGACAGTCGAGGGTCAGACCGCTTCGGCTCGTGCGTTACCTCTCCCATGCCGGCACGCGGCGCAGCAGCGACCGCAGCTTCGGTCCCGGCGCGGGCGGATTATCGAGCGCGTGCATGAAGGCATCGTAGCGCTTGGGGTCGAGCACGAAGAGCCGCTGGTCGAGCAGCACGTCGATCGCCTCCCGCCGGGCGCTGTCGACCATAAAGTCGGTGCGCGTCTTGCCGAGGATCGCCGCCGCGTCGTCGATGAGCTGACGGGTCTGCGTCTCGATACGCAGGTTGATGCTGCCCTTGGTTTCGGCAGCCGAAGCGCGCTCCGGGACCGCAACGGTCACAGCCTCCGAGCTTTCCGAAGATGAAGAGCGGGTTTTTGACATGGGTGGAAATATGCGTCTGTGTATCCACAATGTCAATACAAAGCCGAGCACCAATCCTTGCGCTTCGGGCAGCCGCGCCTCGTGCCGGGCGGGCAGGCACAGGCCACGCGGGCCCTAGAACAGCC